TCATTTATTGATTTCAATTTTGTCCCATTCTCTCCCTCGGCTGTCCCTATACCGCGCCGCCATTGAATCTGATTTATGCCCGAGAAGACGTTGAGCAAACTTATCGCCAATCTGATTCCGGTATAGCCTCGCCGACAGGCTACGCAGTTCATGGAATGTTGGCGGGTCTCCATCAAATGAGAGTCCAGATGCATTTCTCGCCTTTGTAAAATACTTAGATACTGTTTTCGGGGAAAGCGGTTCGTGATGCGTTGATGCAATTATTGTTTCACTGCCGCTGGCCTCCCTGCATTTCTGTAGTGTATCAGCCAATGAGATATTGAGCGCGTCAATCGTTAGCGTCAGCGGAATGGCGAGCTTAGCCCCTGTTTTACCCTGCTCAATGTGAAGATGGTTGTCGTTTATGTCTGACCATTTCATTCTGCATAAATCGCCTACTCTCTGCCCTGTAACGACAGCCAAATCCATTGCCAGCCTCAGCCAGATTGGGAGCGGTTCGGCTGCATGGTAAATCGCGACATATTCATTAGCTGTCAGTCTTGAACGCCTTACTTCTGACTTTGCTGTGCGGGTTGCTGTTACCGGATTCGTAGCCACATGCCCCTCGGCTATTGCCTCACGAAAAACGTCAACAAGGGTTGACCTGATTAATTTTGCGGAAGCCGCTTTACCTTCTGCTACGTAGGTGTTTAGCATTGCTGCTACCTCTTTCGTTGATATGTCAGCGAGCGGTTTGTCCGGCAATTTTCTTCGGATTGCCCTGATTTTGCTGGCGTAGTCGAGTAGAGTTTTCGGCCTGATACCCCTCTCGCTGAGGATTGTTTCATATCGGTCAAGCCACGCATGAAGAGTGATTGCGTCAGCGCCTTTAATTCTGTCTATCAGTGACTCACGCCTGCTCCCGGATAGCAACTCAATATTGGCCTGTATAGCTTCAGTGATTGCTATGCGTCTGTCTCGGCCTAATCCGAACTCTTTACCCGTCCTTGGGTCCCTGTAGCAGTAATATCCATTGTTTCTTATATAAAGGTTAGGGGGTAAATCCCGGCGCTCATGACTTCGCCTTCTTCCCATTTCTGATCCTCTTCAAAAGGCTACCTGTTACTGGTCGATTTAAGTCAACCTTTACCGCTGATTCGTGGAACAGATACTCTCTTCCATCCTTAATCGGTGGTGGGAATATCCTGCACTCGCGTACCCATCGACGAACTGTTTCAAGGCTTCTTGGGCGTCGCTGGCGTGCGTTCCACTCCTGAAGTGTCAAGTACATCGCAAAGTCTCCGCAATTACACGCAAGAAAAAACCTCCATCAGGCGGCTTGGTGTTCTTTCAGTTCTTCAATTCGAATATTGGTTACGTCTGCATGTGCTATCTGCGCCCATATCATCCAGTGGTCATAGCAGTCATTGATGTTCTCTGCTTCGATAACTCTGTTGAATGGTTCTCCATTCCATTCACCTGTGACTCGGAAGTGCATTTATCATCTCCATAAAACAAAATCCGCCGTAGCGAGTTCAGATAAAAGAAATCCCCGCGAGTGCGAGGATTGTTATTCATTGCCGATATTCACCTTTATCGCGAACACCTTTACCGGTTTATCACCGAAGTGCGGATGTGTGATTGTCTTGATTTCATATCCGTCATACGGAACATCAATTCTGCGGCTGGAATCGTCGCGCTTCGGATATCCCTTCGTGATGATCAGACTGCCATACTCGTGGTTAACGAGGCGCTTTTTCCAGTAGTCATTAACAAGGCGATACTCTTCCGTTTTCTCTCCGCGAATCATGGCATCGAAGTATTCACTTTTAACAGCAAGTTGCAGGTTAGCCATCACTTAATCCCCCTTTGTTTGCGGATAAGCTCCAGATCTTGCTGGCAACTTGCACAAGTCCGACAACCCTGAACGGCCAGGCGTCTTCGCTCATCTATGGGATCGCCACACTCACAACAATGAGTGGCAGATATAGCCTGGTGGTTCAGGCGGCGCATTTTTATTGCTGTGTTGCGCTGTAATTCTTCAATTTCTGATGCTGAATCAATGATGTCTGCCATCTTCCATTAATCCCTGAATTGTTGGTTAATACGCTTGAGGGTGAATGCGAACAATAAAAAAGGAGCCTGTAGCTCCCTGATGATTTTGCTTTTCATGTTCATCGCTCCTTAAAGACGCCGTTTAACATGCCGATCGCCAGACTTAAATGAGTCGGTGTGAATCCCATCAGCGTTACCGTTTCGCGGTGCTTCTTCAGTACGCTACGGCAAATGTCATCGACGTTTTTATCCGGAAACTGCTGTCTGGCTTTTTTGATTTCAGAATTAGCCTGACGGGCAATGCTGCGAAGGGCGTTTTCCTGCTGAGGTGTCATTGAACAAGTCCCATATCGGCAAGCATAAGCACACAGAATATGAAGCCCGCTGCCAGAAGAGTGCATTCAGTGGTTGTCATACCTGGTCTCTCTCATCTGCTTCTGCTTTCGCCACCATCATTTCCAGCTTTTGTGAAAGGGATGTGGCTAACGTATGAAATTCTTCGTCTGTTTCTACTGGTATTGGCACAAACCTGACTCCAATTTGAGCGAGGCTATGTGCCATCTCGATACTCGTTCTTAACTCAACAGGAGATGCTTTGTGCATACAGCCCCCCGTTTATTATTTATCTCCTCAGCCAGCCGCTGTGCTTTCAGTGGATTTCTGATAACAGAAAGGCCGGGAAATACCCAGCCTCGCTTTGTAACGGAGTAGACGAAAGTGATCGTGCCTACCCGGATATTATCGTGAGGATGCTTCATTGCCATTGCTCCCCAAATACAAAACCAATTTCAGCCAGTGCCTCGTCCATTTTTTCGATGAACTCCGGCACCATCTCGTCAAAACTCGCCATGTACTTTTCATCCCGCGCAACCACGACATAATGCAGGCCTTCACGCTTCATTCGCGGGTCATAGTTGGCAAAGTACCAGGCATCTTTTCGCGTCACCCACATGCTGTACTGCACCTGGGCCATGTAAGCCGATTTTATGGCCTCGAAACCACCGAGCCGGAACTTCATGAAATCCCGGGAGGTAAACGGGCATTTCAGCTCAAGGCCGTTGCCGTCACTGCATAAACCATCGGGAGAGCAGGCGGTGCGCATACTTTCGTCGCGATAGATGATCGGGGATTCAGTAACATTAACGCCGGAAGTGAACTCAAAGAGGGCTCTGGCGTCGTTCTCGTACTGTTTTCCCCAGGCCAGCGCCTTAGCGTTAACTTCCGGAGCCACACCGGTGCAAACCTCAGCAAGCAGGGTGTGGAAGTAGGACATTTTCATGTCAGGCCATTTCTTTCCGGAGCGGGGTTTTGCTATCACATTGTGAACTTCTGAAGCGGTGATGACGCCGAGCCGTAATTTGTGCCACGCATCATCCCCCTGTTCGACAGCTCTCACGTCGATCCCGGTACGCTGCAGGATAATGTCCGGTGTCATGCAGCCACCTTCTGTTCAGAGGCTTTCTGTTTCAGGAATCCAAGAGCTTTCACTGCTTCGGCCTGTGTCAGTTCTGACGATGCGCGAATGTCGCGGCGAAATATCTGGGAACAGAGCGGCAATAAGTCGTCATCCCATGTTTTGTCCAGGGCAATCAGCAGAGTGTTAATCTCCTGCATGGTTTCATCGTTAACCGGAGTGATGTCGCGTTCCGGCTGACGTTCTGCAGTGTATGCGGTATTTTCGACAATGCGCTCGGCTTCATCCTTGTCATAGATACCCGCGAATCCGAAGGCCAGACGGGCACACTGAATCATGGCTTTATGCCGTAACATCCGTTTGGGATGCGACTGCCACGGCCCCGTAATTTCTCTGCCTTCGCGGGTTTTGAATGGTTCGCGGCGGCATTCATCCATCCACTCGGTAACGCAGATCGGATGATTACGGTCCTTGCGGTAAATCCGGCATGTGCAGGATTCATTGTCCTGCTCAAAGTCCATGCCATCAAACTGCTGGTTTTCATTGATGATGCGGGACCAGCCATCGACGCCCACCACCGGAACGATGCCGTTCTGCTTATCAGGAAAGGCGTAAATTTCTTTCGTCCACGGATTAAGGCCGTACTGGTTGGCGACGATCAGCAATGCGATGAACTGCGCATCGCTGGCATCACCTTTAAATGCCGTCTGGCGAAGAGTGGTGATCAGTTCCTGTGGGTCGACAGAATCCATGCCGACACGTTCAGCCAGCTTCCCTGCCAGCGTTGCGAGTGCTGTACTCATCCGTTTTATACCTCTGAATCAATATCAGCCTGATGGTGAGCAATGGTTTCAACCATGTACCGGATGTGTTCTGCCATGCGCTCCTGAAACTCAACATCGTCATCAAACGCACGGGTAATGGCTTTTTTGCTGGCCCCGTGGCGTTGCAAATGATCGATGCATAGCGATTCAAACAGGTACTGGGGCAGGCCTTTTTCCATGTCGTCTGCCAGTTCTGCCTCTTTCTCTTCACGGGCTATCTGCTGGTAGTGACGCGCCCAGCTCTGAGCCTCAAGACGATCCTGAATGTAATAAGCGTTCATGGCCGAACTCCTGAAATAGCTGTGAAAATATCGCCCGCGAAATGCCGGGCTGATTAGGAAAACAGGAAAGGGGGTTAGTGAATGCTTTTGCTTGATCTCAGTTTCAGTATTAATATCCATTTTTTATAAGCGTCGACGGCCTCACGAAACATCTTTTCATCGCCAATAAAAGTGGCAATAGTGAATTTTGTCTGGATAGCCATAAGTTTTTTATCCATTTTTGGGGACTCCTGGCTGATTAAGTATGTCGATAAGGCGTTTCCATCCGTCACGTAATTTACGGGTGATTCGTTCAAGTAAAGATTCGGAAGGGCAGCCAGCAACAGGCCACCCTGCAATGGCATATTGCATGGTGTGCTCCTTATTTATACATAACGAAAAACGCCTCGAGTGAAGCGTTATTGGTATGCGGTAACGCCGCACTCAGGCGGCCTTGATAGCCATATCATCTGAATCAAATATTCCTGATGTATCGATATCGGTAATTCTTATTCCTTCGCTACCATCCATTGGAGGCCATCCTTCCTGACCATTTCCATCATTCCAGTCGAACTCACACACAACACCATATGCATTTAAGTCGCTTGAAATTGCTATAAGCAGAGCATGTTGCGCCAGCATGATTAATACAGCATTTAATACAGAGTCGTGTTTATTGAGTCGGTATTCAGAGTCTGACCAGAAATTATTAATCTGGTGAAGTTTTTCCTCTGTCATTACGTCATGGTCGATTTCAATTTCTATTGATGCTTTCCAGTCGTAATCAATGATGTATTTTTTGATGTTTGACAT